CAACAAGATTATCAGGAATAATATTTATTTTACGAGATAGAGGATTTGGCATAGAAACTGAAATGATAAATGTTAAGAATCGATATGGTCACATGTCAAAAATTGCAGTTTATAAATTAGTAAGAGATATAGAACAGGAGGCAGGAGAATGATGTTAGGGTTAAATATTTTGCAAATAAAATTGCCTGTTATTTTAATGGCAATGCTATCAATTATTATTGTAATTTTGGGGGTATTTATTGTAATTACTTTAATTGTGGCTTGTATAAAATCACTAATTAAGCAAATTAAACAGATTAGGAAGTGATTCTATATGCAAAATACTAAAAGATTTTATTGGATAAAACTGAAAACTAATTTTTTTAGTAGAGAAGATATAGACTTCCTATTATCTCAAAAAAATGGATGTGAATATGTTGTTTTATATCAAATGTTATGTCTTAATACTGCAAATAATGATGGAAGATTAGAAAGTAAAATAGGCGAATTAATAGTACCGTTTAATGCAGAAAAAATTGTAAGAGATTGTAAATATTTTGATATTGATACAGTAAATGTTGCTATTAATTTATATAGAAAATTAGGCTTAATTTATGAAGAAGAAAATGAGGGCATACTTAAAATATCTAATTATGATGAAATGGTAGGCAGTGAAACTGATTGGGCAGAAAAAAAGAGACTATATCGCCAAAATAAGAAATTATTAGAAAATAAAGATAATGTAGGGGACAACATAAAGGACAATGTCCGACAAGAGAATAGAGATAAGAGTATAGAGTATAGAGTTAAAGAAAATAGAGAAAAAGAAAGTGCTAGTGTTAGTGTTAGCGATGCAATTCCTGATAATTTAAAAGAACTTTTTGATAGGCATAATATTACAAATTCTCAAATACAAAATCAAATATTAGAATATTTTACCAATGGTATGGAGTTAGAAGTAATAAATAATGGTTTATTAATTCCTTATGATAGAAATGTTATGAATTTCGATTTTGAAATGGAAGAAGCACCAATAAATAATCCTTTAGATTATGGTTTACAGGTATTAGAGAATTGGTACAACTTTGGTGTAAGGACTATGTATGATGTAAAAAAATATAACAAATTAAATAAACATAATGAAATGATGTTAGGTGGTGTAAAACAATGACTATTGATGAATTATCAAAATATCACAATATAAAAATTGAGATGAAACAGTTGGAAGAAACAATAGAAGAATTAGAATCAACAATAATAGGTTCTTCTAAAATTACAGGTATGCCAACATCATTACATGGCAATAGTAGTCCAACTGAAAGAATTGGTCTTAAATTAGCACAATTAAAATCTAAATTAGTTAATAAAAAAGATAAACTAATTGATGAAGCACAAAAGATAGAAGAATTTATTGATACAGTAGATGATGAAGAAATTAGAATTATTATCAGAGAAAGATTCTTAAATGGTAAAACATGGGATGAAATTGCAAAAATAATAATAACAGATAGGTCAACACCTTACTACAAGTTAAAGAAATATTTAAATGGGAGGCTATATGAAAATGAAAATAAAAAACATAGATTGTAATTTACTTAAATTATCTAAAATTCAACTAATAGCAAAAATTAATAGTTTAGAACTAATTAATGAAGATTTAGAATCAACAATTAAAGATGAACTATATAAAATCTTTATGGATAAATTAAAAGAACCTCAAGAATTACAACGATTAAAAAAAGAAAATAAGAATTTAAGAAGTAAAGTTAAAACATTAAAACAAGTATTAAAGGGTGATAATACATGAAATATGAAATATTAAGCATTGAAACTGCAGGTAAAATAGCAAGATTAGAAAAAGAAAATAACGAATATCAGGAAATCATTGATAAATTTGATAAAGAGATTAATAGACAATTTAAAATAATAAAAAATGCAATTACTTTAATTGAAGATAATAACACTACATTTTCTACTAAAGAATGGAAAGAAACATTATTAAAAACATTAAAAGAGGTACATAATGTGTAGTTTTACTTATGAAAATGAACTTGACTTTATCAAAAAGTTGAGGAGTTTAAAAACATACTGCCCTAGAGCATATAAAGATTTATTATTTAATGTTGAATTAAACAATTTACATAATTTAGAGAATGGTAGGCATATAAGAAACCTATACACATCAAAAGAATTTAAATTTGTGTATGGTCAAATTCAATTAATCTTTTCAGTTAATAATGGAGATATTGTTATTGAAGATATATCACCTCAACAATTTTTATTAGATGGATATTTTAATCTATTAGATATTTATAAAGGTATTCCTTATAGGAATGATAAAGATAAATTTAAAATTAATTTATTTTCAAGTATGAAGAATAGGAGTGTTATATATGAATGAAAAATTAAGAAAAATAGTCAGTCATTATGGTATAAAAAAACAACTTAAATATTTTCAAAGTGAAATATTTGAATTGAATGAAGCAATTATTGAATATAGAGAAAGTGAAAGAAATCCAATAGATGTAATAGTTAATATTTGTAATAGTATTGTAGCACCTTTTCAAGGAACAACACCAATAGATAAAACTGCTCATATAAAAGAAGAAATAGCAGATGTAATGGTTATGTTAAAGCAAATACAACTTTATTACAATATTTCTACAAATGATATAAGAAAAATAATGAATGAAAAAGTTAATAGACAACTAGATAGAATTGAAAAAGAAAAAGTTGGTGGTAATTATGAAAAAATTAAATAAATTATTAAATATATTAAGTGTAGTAATTGTAATTCTTTTAGTTATAGGTTTTATATGGTTATTCTTTGAAATTAAAGAAATGCTAATTGATTATAGGTGTTCACAATTGCCAATCAATGAATTTTTTAAAGATAATGAATGCAAAAGATACTGGAGGTATAGAATAAATGAATAAAGATGTTGAAAAAGATTATATTAAAGTTCCTATTTATATTGAAAAAGCAGTTAAAAAACTATTTAAATTAAAGAATCAAGAAAAAGAAATAGTATCTCAAGTAAAAGATTATATGGAACACCACGATATTCCAACAGAAACACCATTATCTTTATTAAAATTTTTTCCTGAAGAAGAAATTAATCCTAATCAAATGTCTTTATTTGAAACAGATGGTGATAAATAATGATATGTGAATGCAAAGAAATATTTAAATTAAAAGTCCTACTTGATGAAAATAAAATACCTTATGAATTTTATAATCAATGTTATGAAATGAAACATAATAAAGACTTTCCATATTTTGAAAGTTGGCAAATTTTAGTTCCAAATGCAGAAAAAGAGGTTATATCAATAATTGAGGGATTAGGCTCTTATGGATATACATCAGATAAACTTGAAATTAAAGGATTATTAACAGAATATGAAAAAGAATTTGATAGTGTTATTGGTTGTTTATCTGCAGAAGAAGTATTAAATAGAATAAAAGAATATAGCAAAGTAATAAATGGTAAATGGTAGGAAGTGATTCTGATGGCTAGAAGATATAGGATAAATTTCGGAAGAAAGACTGTAAAACCATTTAAAGAACATGATATTAACAATATGCTTGTTATTTGTAAAAAAAGAAGAAATCAAGCAGAATTAGATAATAATAATGAACAAAGATATTTATGGGATAGGAATTATATGATTTTAGTAATTGGTATGAATCTAGCATTTAGAATTGAAGATATTATACAATTACGAGTTGATAATTTTAAAAATGGTTCAGTTTATACTAGGGAATTTAAAACCAATAAAGAACAATCATTTGAATTACATCCATCCTTATACAAAGATATTATGAATTATATTAATAGAAATGAATTGATTGATGGTGAGTATTTATTCAGAAGTAGAAAAGGATTAAATAAACCGATAACAAGGCAAAGAGCATGGCAAGTAATAAAAGATTTAGCAGATGAGGTTAAAATAGCATATCCTGTTGGTTGCCACTCATTGAGAAAATATTTTGCTAGAAGATATTACGAAGAAACAGGAGATATTATTGGCTTAAAAGAAATGTTGAATCATTCTAGCGAAAGAATAACACTACTATATATTTGTTGGGATAATGAAGATAAAAATGATAAAAGGAAAGGTTTTTATTTAGGTAGTTAATTAAGTGGTATGTTAAATCATATCACTTAATAAAAACTACAACAATTTTACAAAATGAACATTTGTAAATTCACATAAAAAATATCACTTTCATGATATTAGGAAAATGGTTATAAAATCTAATAAAAAATAATGTTTTTATGCAAAAAAACGAATTTAACAGAATTAAGTCATTTTGTAAAATTCAAATATATAAGATTGGAGTGATAGAAGTGAGAAAAAAATTGTTAAAAATAGATGATGATATTGAATTATCAAAATTGATTGATTATGGTTTTAAACAAATTTCATATAAACCTCATGTTATCGAATATTTTAAAAAAGTGTATTTAGAAAATGATGAAGATGATAGAGTTTGTTATCATGTTAAAGAAGATGACAGATTGTTTAGAATAACAAGATTAGATGGTGAAGTTATTGATGATACAATCTTAAAATTAATTCAGGACAATATTTTAAAAATGGAGGATAAATGATGAAAATAAGAAAATATCAATTATTTACATTTCTAAACTTTTTTAAAGATAAAGGATGTAAAAATATTGATGATATAATTGATTTAATAAATAAAGAATTAAAAAATGATACCGATGTAGTATTTATTTATGGAGATAAAGGAGGTGTTTCAAATGAATTTATGGATAAGAAGTCAAGATAGACTATCTTTAAAAAAAATAAACTACATAACAATAAACGGAACTGATATATTTTGTGAAGATTTTTTATTAGGAACATATCAAACAATTGAAAGAACACTTGAAGTATTTGAAGCAATACAAGAACACCTTGAGTTTAATATTAAATTAAAATGTGATACCT